AGCAATGTAATTTAATGTTTGGGCCGTGGCATTTACATAAGTAACGATTAGATAATTACCAATACTAAATGCTTTTACTCTACTAGACCCAGCTGGTAGTTGAGTTGCGGTAATAACTTGATTCTGAGTAGAAGCATCAGAAACCATATATTGTGCGCTATAGACCGAATCAATCCATGTATATAAATATAAACCAATTGGATTAAACGCAGAATCTGGCTCTACTTGACTTGTATTAGTTCGATAGATCGGATTAACCGACATATCTATGCTAGTAAGATTACCTTTATTTATTAAGCTGTCATTAGCATCTGAGAAGGAATACATATTATTCCCATCAAAGCTTACTAATTCATTCTTAAATACTCCTAGCCCGACACCGCTTGTTGCTTCTGTTTGTGCTAATAAATCAAATCCAGCACGTTTATTAAACGCCATGGATTCAGTAAATACTATATTTTCAGCAGATATAAGTTTGCCTGGTAATACCTGATTTGGATCAGTTTTTGTGTCCAACCCTTGATTAAAACTTATCGAGATATTTTTTTTTTCAATTGCCATTTATATTTCGTAAGCTATTAATTTCAATTCTGTAACGGTTAACGTACCAGCTCCAGCAGCCTTACCTTGTAATTGATAAGTAGTAGTAACTGCAGCGGTGCCTCCACCTGAAGTAGTAACTAAATCATACTTCTCAAAGTTACATGGCCCATACTCTACACTATCTGACAGCGCCCATTCTTGCCATTGAGCTCCATTCTTAAGTAATCTTAAAAATCCTGCTGCACCTGCACTTCCAATTATACTTACAGATGTCGCACTAGATGCTGGAACTACACCTACTCTTATAGGTCTTCCAACAGATTGTATTTCTATGCTTTGATTAGTTACTAACGTATAGGTTCCTGTAGCATTAGTATAAGCTCCACAACTAAATGCTTGAGAAAACCCACCTACTCCTGCTGCACTACTAGGAGTTTTAAATGGTAATAATGTTTGTGTAACAGCTCGTGGAGGAACTGTAAAAGTAGTTCCACTGGTAGCAATCTTCACACCATCTATTGTTCTTGTATTACTTAAGTTTCCACTTGCATCTATTTGAACAAATGTATTAGCACTCGTTGCTAATGCTGCAGGCCAAGTCCATGTATAGTTAGATGCTAGAGCTGCTGGACTACTAAGTGTTACGGCAAGAGCATTAGCAGCTACTTCTCGCATTTTATAAGAACCCGCATCTAAATTAGCGGCTGTTGCACTAGTAGATAAGAATGTAAAAGTTTGCGACCCAGGACTATAAACTACAGCTGCTGGAGGTACCATGCCTGTAATGTTACCGCTGCTACCAGCAACACTACCACCTTGAGTTAATTGAACTTGAGTTCCCGTAGAATCATTATAGTAAAGCTCATCCCCTGCGACATATAAACAATTCAAATCAGTAGGAGCACTTATAGGACTACTTTGGTCCTGATATCGTGTGCTACGTAATTCAGTTGCATCATTATTATTGAAATCTAAGTCCGTATTAATATTCATACCTGCAGGAGTAACAGGTGTACCTTTCCCAGTACTATGATCATGTTGGTCGACTTGAGTGAATGCAGCATTTATGTTCTCAGCATATTCAGGTCCACTTTGAACTGTAGGAACAGGGAGCATAAGCTCCATATATTGGGTCTCAATTGTATCAGCCATATAAACTCCTTAAAAACAAAGTAAATCTATTGTTATCCCACTGCTAGCTATTAACCATAAACTCTTATCGGGTAATGGGTTATTAACTTGATTATCATAAAATATTGCGTTGCCTCTTTGCCTAACAATAAACCAGCCTTGTAATTTTCTATCTAATTTATGATTAATTATATTTTGGCCAGAGACTGTTTCTACATCTTTTAGTATTAATCCATTATTAATTGGAAAGTTTAATACGGGATCAATCTGACTGCTCCAGTTGGTAACTAAAAGATTAAATGCATTATCATCATTATGATATTTAGGAAGACTCAATTAAAATCCTCCCGATGGGCCATTGCCAAATGTGCCCCAAGCACCGCTAAATCCACCTCTTACATCAGTTACACCTTCAGCCATTCCCTGATCACGATTAGATGCCATTGCTTCTATGCGTTTTTTGATAACTTCTTTTTGCATTAAAAGTACCGTCACGTCTGATTCTTCTTTTTGCATTGCTTTAATAGCAGCATCTATAACAATGTATTCCCACCATCCTGATATTCCATCGATTATGTCACTATCAGCGAGTAATACAGTTGGCTTAGGTACATACCAAAGTCTTATGGTCTGATTTCCACCAGGTGTAGGAATTAAATCTACGTTACTACCCATTATTCTATAGCTTACGTTTTGAAATCCATAGAATGGCACAGAAGTACCGCCATATAAATATTGATTACGCTGAGCGAATGTAAATTTCTTTAGAGTTAGATATCCATTTTGCGTAGCATTCACTGTTAAATCAACACCCATCATTTTATAGAAATCATCAGGTAATGGATATAAACCAGGAGATCTGCCATCTGTAGTAAACGTATAATCATTCCTAACGAAGTATTCATCGCCATAAACAGCTACAAGTAAGTCATATAACTCAGTGTAGCTATTATTAATGTATGAGTTCCACTCTTCTGTAGGAACAAAATTAGAATTATCTTGATCTGCTCTTTGTTGTGCAGCCATTCTTAATTGGCCTAGTGATGCTTGACCCCAATCAACAGGAGTTATTGTATAAGGATCAGTAAAGTTACTAACACCAGCACTAGATGCAGATTGAATTTTATAAAAATATTGAGTCCCAACATTTGCATTTGAATCATAGTAATAAAAGGTCGAAGAGGCAGCTACTTGAGTGTAAGCAACTGCATTCTCCGACCTATATATATTATAAGCTGTAGAGCCCACTACAGGGCTCCATGACAAATAAGTTTCGCCGTTTCCCGTTTGCACGATCAAGTTAGTAGGTACTGAAGGTAACGGTCCAGCCATATTCGCCTCTTATTAGTAGTTTGAGCTAGTTTCGTTAGTTCCTAAGAGAGATGAATTTCTTAAGAATAAGCCGAATCTAACTACCGATCCGCTAGTAGGATCCGTTGGTACACTCGAACCGTTTAAGGTTTGTAGATTGAAGTACGCCCCTTGAGTTTGAGTTGTATTAGTAGGTCCTAGGATTGTATTAGGATTAGGTAACATTTCAACCTGTTGAATTCCAGTGTTGGTGATCCTAATTGCCGTTCCATTTCCTACTGCTCCACCAGCTCCACCATTACTTGCTCCTGATGTAGCAACAAAAGGCATTCCGATTGTAGCTACTAAGCCACTTGGAAGACCAACTGTTTGCCAGTTAGTAGAAGTACTAGGGAATGTAATTTGGTATGCTTGTCCTACGACGAAGCTTCCATCAGTTACACTTCCTGCGCCACTTGTAGGTGCGAGTAAAGTACAATCAAGTCCTAAGAATCGATTGTAATTATCGGTTAATCCAATGACATATTGTCCTTGTGCAGCACGAGTAACGGATTGAACGCCCGTTCCTAAAATGCCAGTACTAGGTTTAACAGCACCGGAAGCTCCTACTTTAAAAGAGCCTTCGATGTATGTAAGCATTGGATTAGTGCTATACAAAAACTGTTTAAACAATTTTGAAGCCATAAATTATCCCTTTTCTAACCCCGCCTGTTTATTGCACTGATCAATGCGAGGTTTTTGATTCAGTGCGGATTGCTTTGGGATACGATCCTAAAACAAAAAGAGGTGATAGTTTCCCACCACCTCTTAATTTAATTAGATAGAAGTTCTAATAACACAATTGCGTCCTGGCGCGTTACAGATGAGGTTTCCGTAAAATCCAACGCGAATCTCTAAAGCATCTGCGTTGCTTACACGTAAACCTTCTAATCCTTCATATCCATAAGTAAGAATATGTGGAGCTTTGCCTAATGAGCGAAGCTTCCATGTATCCATCGTTAATAGATATACTCTTTGAGCTGTGCAGGATTTATCAGGAATAATCGTGATAGGACCTTTAGGAGCATGCACTGTAATACCTTTGAATGCGATTGTTACCATATCGTGCTCTACAGTTACGTATTGCACTTTAGATCCGAGTTCTTTTTCAAGAGCTGCCCATGTAGAGAATGAACAGAATCCCATATTTGGTCTTCCACCTTCTCTTGCGACGAGGACGCTTCCTGAAATGATAGCTTCTTCAATTGATTCGTTAACGCCATTGTACCAAACACCAGCTAAACGTGTTGGGTCTGTGGTACGGTTAACATTCCAGAAAGAATCACCAGCTGAAGGTCCACCGTAAGGTAACCATGCAGCAAGTCCCGTCATTTTCTCAAATGATGCAGTCGTTGTTGAACCAGTAGTTGCAACGTCACCTTGTACTGCTAGGTATCCGCCAACTGCCCATTCTGTATCGAGTGAACCATCTGATGCTGTACCAACTAATACGCCAGTAATTCTGTTTACTGATGTAAGAGCGATTGTGTCATCTGAAGGAGCTCCACCGTCTGAGCTAGAAGCTACTAAAGTCATTCCAACTTCGAAGTTAACAACATCGTTAACGTTCTCAAGAGTAATGGTGATAGTAGGGTTAGCATCAACGAATGTTCCAATGCGTCCACGAGCACCCGTACCACCTCTGAAGATGTCTAATGCCATATCGTTAGTTAAGTTTTCAATGGTTGAATCCATTTGTAACTTAGCTTCGTCTAGGAAAGCACCAAGATCACTCTTTGTTGCTTCGATTAGATCGTTTTGAATAGTGCATAGACCATAGTTTTCTACTCTATAAACAAAATAAGAAATTAATTGAGTAGCTGTTTGGTTGCTTTGAGCATTTGCGAAAGTACCACTTCGTCCTTGTGTATTTCCGTAACGTAGTGGAACTGGTAAATATTTACCGGCCATTCCTGATGGACTCTCATCTTTTTTTAGTAAAGCGTAGAGTGGGTTGTCAGGATAGACCAAGTTTTGCATGTAATCATCACCAGAATAGAGTTCTTTTAGAGCTGCTACCTGGTTAGTTGTATTGGCGTATGTAGCCATAGTAATCTCCTTAAAATTTTATAAGTTTATTAGTTTGTAGGACTTATTTATTTCTACTTACGCAGATGCATACTTTTGTATTAAGCGTGCTTTCTTCTGTTCGTATGATTCTTCTTTGGGTTGCGTGTTTATAGAAGTAGTGCCTTTATGTGTTAATGTTTGGGTCTTCTGTGTATTTTGAGGAGTTTCCTCAGTCTTCGGTTGCTCAAGTTCTTTGAGCATTATTCTTCTGATCTTATCTATTTTCATAAGCTTCAAAGCTTCTTTCTCAAGTTCCGCTTCAACTTCTTTGATTGCTTGTTCAATAGGTATGACTGTTCCAGTTTCCCGGTGTGTTTCTTCTATTAGTTCTCTTACAGTATCAAACGATTCCATTTCTTTTACAATAGGGAAGTCGTCTACTCTGTTTAATACTAAATTTTTTACATCAAATTCTATTTGTTTAATAGCGTTATCGTAAGCTATTTGCTGATTTTTCTTAGATTCTTCTTGTTGTTGCGCTCGGAATGTTTTCATTTCCCGCTCTACAATCTCCATCGCTTTCATCTCAGCGATCTTATCAGGAGTCATATTCTCTTGGCCTAGGACTAAGTTGGTATGGTCGTCATAAGAAATACCGAGCTTTGATAATAATTTAAGCTTATCGTTCTTAATCGCTTCATATTCTTCATAAGGCTTATATTTAGATTCAAGATTCTTTCTTAATTCGTCTAATTCACGCTTGCCCCGTAGGATTTCTTTTTCTTTTTTACTTATTGCAATAAATCTAGGGTCTGTCTCATTAGGATCAGCAGCGGGTGTACCATTACTGACACTTTTTGGTGGTTCTATTGACACATCAGAAGGCTCTACTGCTGATTTAGTTATTTGTTTCTCTACTTCTTCTACTTGCTCTTCTTTTTTATGCTGTAGTGCTGATGGCATTATAGTTTGAGCTTTTATAGTGAGTGGTTTATTTGGGTTTTCTATTGGTGATATTTTCATTGTATTCCTTTTATGCAGCCATTCCTGGGACGTTAGGTATCATCTCATTTTGAGGTGGCGCCATGGGTTGTGCTTGAGCTGCCATAGCTTGTTGTTGCATCATCATTTGTGCTTGCATGGCTTGCTCATTCATTAAATCTATTTGCGTCATGAAGTCTCTAAGCATTGCTGCTTTATCTTCTTCTAAATTAAACTGTGTGTAGAAATTGTAGTAGCGCATTGTAAGAATCTTAGCTTTTTTAAGATTCATGTACTGATCGGGTGGATTATATTCACCATCTTCTATTATCTTATCAAGTAGCTGGTATATGCGCTCTTCATCAGCGGTTTTAAGTTGTGTAACTTGCTTGGTATCTGGGAAATCAAGTAGTCTGTATCCTTCTTCAGGACTAAGTAGCCCAGCTTGCATATCTTCGACAATTTCTTGCTTTCTAAACGCAGGATCATTGGAATAACCAGATCTTGGGAATGCTTGAATAATAAACTCATCGTCAAAGTCTAACTCCGCTAAGTCTATTTTAAGTGTAGAACTCTTATCTGGGAAGATAGTCTCATAACTTCCTTCTTCTTTAGCTATCTTCTTAGCTAAATCAAACATCTTGGCACTTAAATCACGGACTATAAAATCTTGATCTCGTTGAGCTAATGCAGCAAATCTATCTGTTTGTATATCGTCATATTCACGTAGTGCTTTACCACTATTTAACCCAGCAGGCTTCTGACTAGTAGCTGCTAGTTGAGATATACCTTCTTGCTGAAATGCCATGTTGATATAGCGATCTAGCTGATTATAAATCTCTGGTGGGAATACTTGTGAGCTCTGCAGCACAGGTGGTGTGCCTTGATACTTAATCTGTCCACCAATTTGATTGTTAATATGAGCACTTACAATCTTTGACCCATCTTCAATCAACCAATGTGGAATACCGCATAAATGTAATCCCATATGTTGAGTATATAAAAGCTGATTAATAGATATCTGTAGACCACTGAGTCGCTCCGGCATTCCTTGTGACCAATAACCTAATGTACGAGGTGCATAAGGAAACTTAGCGAATGGGAAATAGTCATACTCATAGTCTTCTTCTAATAGTGTGGCATTTTCGATACATATCGTATGCAATCCATCTTTAGCTTCTGGGCCTGATTTTAAATGCCAACTCTCAACGAGTGCGATTTGTGACACTATCGTGTTAGTGGAATCTGGAGAACTGTCAAAGAAACTATTAGACGCTGTCATTATCTTGCCACGATGTCCTGGGAACATTTCTGCAGCAACATCACGGTCTATTAGTTTTACTTGATGCATCTGTTGAGGCTTGCCATACATTGCATCTATTTCATCTACGTATAATTCAGTGCATAGAACATGCTCTAGACCGACCTTATTCTCTTCAGTTTGGTATATTTTAATTACTCCATCACCTAAGATGCATGAGGTTCTTAGGTTTTGCTCTCGCATGTCGTAGACTTTACATCTATAGAACTCTCCTTCGATGAATTTATTGAGTTCTTTAGCAAGTCTTCGTTGTTTGTAGCTTCCGCCAGAAGTAAGAAAAAAGGGTTTAGGTTTAGACTGGACCATGCGTGAGACAAGAGTATCCACGCAGCTTTGAACGACGTTATATGTGGGTCTATCTTGTGGAAAATTGGATCTACCATTAGATTTTTTAAAACTCGTTCCCAGATAATTCCATATAGGTAAGTTAGCATACATCCTCGCAAACATTGCAGATTGATCTATACGCCATGTCTGATTCTGTCTTAAGTAATTAACTACACCAAATACAGCTGAACATAACTCGTCTTTAGAGCGACACATCCACCATCTAGAGTTATACGTGGTTGGGTCAGTATCAGAGCGAGTATTAACTTTAATTCTATTTTGACCTTCGTATTTTTTTATCTTAGCCATTTGCTTCTCCTAGGAAGGGTGTACTAGACCATAGAGTAAGGTCTGGCATGTTGTTAGGAAGACCAGCGATAGGGATTTCTACTTTTTTAGGTTTTGGTTTAGGTAATTTCAATGCACGCTCAGAGAAGGTTAACTTAAATTCACCAGTTTCGTATATTATTATACCTGATTTTCTACAAAAGTTGCTTATTTTGCGCAATTCTTTTAGATTTATACCCATGTAAAGTGAGGATAAGGGAATATGATAATAGCGGCAATGATTATTTTAATTTCTTATTAGTTGTTTCGTAACTATCTCTATTAATCATTAACTCTTTGAAGTTCTTATATGTCATTATATGTTTGAAGCAACATGGTTTATAGCACCAATGACATTTAATCATATGGTGTCTCATCCAATATTTTATATATCTTACAATCATAACTAATTTTAACTTATTTTCATCACATTAATAGGGTGAAATACGTATTCATTATTAGACTCATCGTCTTTTATAATTAATAAATCTTCTCTTACTTCATTGTAAACTATATACTTATCACTAATCTTTGTAATTACCCCTGTTATATCCATTTGAGAATGATTATATCTAACATCAGGGTATGAAAATGCTTCTGGTAATACTTTTGTAATCACTTTATCGCCTACTTTAAATTTCATAACCAGCTCACTTCTTTCTTTTGATCTTCTTGTTCTTGATAATGTTTGAGTGCTTGTTCGTACATTTTACTTGTTTCTTCTTGGGACCATTCGGCAGAACCATACTTTGGTTGAGGTTTAGGAGTGATATAGGTGAATGCTGGAGACTCTTTAAATGCGTATAGTGCAGCATCAATAATGTCTGAGTGAAATCGCTCAGAGATAACTCGTCTATCTGGTTTAAGCTTATCCATATCCCACTCGAGCAACATCGAGTCATTGGCAAACCTTGATGTTGTTTTAGCTCGAAACCTAGACGTTCTAAGGGCATCGTTAAGAATTTCGAGATTCTCATATTTTCTTTTCTTATCAGCTGCATGAACTGGTATTCTCCATCTACGTCTCATTTCTTCAGCTATTTTCAAGCCGAGGCCGCCTGTATCGATAACTAATTTATAGCAATTATATTTATTTCTCAAGAATTCTACTTGTGAGAATAATTCTGTAAGGCCTTGTTTTGTAGTTACCAATTCATCAACAATGTAAGTAACAGGAGAGTTAGCAGAGTGGCCCAGAATACATATTGCATCAGCATCTTTAAACCCCAAATCTATACCCATAATGTGATTGTAAGTATCGGTTGGCAAGTCGATATAATCGTTTAGGGACTTATTGTAGTGAAGGACTAAACAATCATCATCTACTGTGAATCTACCAAAAAATTCTCTTTGAATTGTTGGGTCATCTATAGATACACCACGACGTTTTAATTCTCTGTCTAACTCACCCTGGGCGTCTGGCACCCATGGATTATCAAATATGGTCCAGTGGTGATTATGAGGTAATTTAGCACAATCATGGAAGTACCCTACTGGTACCCTAGGGGGAGTTCCAATTAATCTTATAGCGCCCTTTTTATCAATACAGCCAGGGATTAAAACATCATCAATAAGACTTTCTAAGTAATTCCCGAAGCGCTGACAGTTATGTACTAAAGCGCCATTTACTGAGAATGAAGGGTGCCCTGATACTCCAATATCGTAGAAATAACTTCCTTGGTTTGTTGTAGTGCTTTCTGGTTTGAGAATCTCAACACGTTCCAACCTAAAGAAATTAACTTCTTTTCCTTTTTTCTGTCCATCTCTTTTCTTTTTAATAAAGAATGACTCGGACCATCCACTTCTATGGCTAATTTTATTTCTGGTATAGCAATATCCACTTTGTAATTTGTTGGATATCCATTGAATTTTGCTCCTTTGCCTAAAGAAATAGCGTAATTCCATTTTGCATTTGGTAAATACTGTAATAAAGCCTTTTCTGGCTCGGTAGGTCCATGACCATTTCCTCTCCTGATAATCGGTTTGTGTCCTATGCGCCGTAATGTCGCACTTACTTTTAATCTCGTTGCTTGATTCCACATTGGATTCTGTGTTTGACGAATCTTTTTCAGAGAGCAAGAGAGATTGCAAAAACGATAAGGATGGCTCTGATTGTTTGGTTTTTGAAATTCCTTCTTGCAATATTCGCACACAAAAATTTTGACTAACAAGGCTATCTCCTATTTTTAACTCTGATGCTTCTTTCCATCCTGTCGCTGTGAGGAAAGGGTGGTTATCTGAACATTCAACCCATTTATCGTTGTAAAACAAACGCCTGCTTCTGGCTATTTCTTTCTTTGATATGGTTGTAATCTTTCCTACACCGTTTGCATTAAATACTAAGTCTCCTATATTTAGTTCGCTTATTTTTTTATCACCATTGGGTGTATCGATTAATGTGTATGGGTGAAAGCATTCATCTACGTAAGCTAATTTAATTGCGTAACCTCTGAATCTATTTATTTCGCTAGGAGTAGCAGCGCCACCTAATCTTATTACAGATCCATTTTTAAATTTCCAGACTAAATCTGCTTCGTTTGGTTCACCTTCTAGTTTTAGCTCTCTGTTAAGTTTATGAAGCATAGGCCATATGATTCCTTTTGCATCCGTACGGGCATAGGTTATGTAAAAAGAGGTGGTATCTGGGTTATTAAGAGCTACAGATAATAAATGTAGGGCACATGCTGTAGTTTTACCTGCACGACGTGATGTAACTGCTGTAGCAAATCTTTCTGGATCGTTAATGAATGCGAGTTGTTTATCAAAGCAAAGAGAAGAGAGATTGATAGAAGGCTTCTTAATTAACTTTTCTAATCTATCTCGTGCTATCCGGAATTGGTTCAACTGTTCTGGTGTCAGGTTCATGTTCTTCTATAAGCTTATTTACTATGTCTAGAGCTTGTTGAGGAGTGAAAGATAAGCCAACGTCTAATTTAGGTTTAGGGTAGATAAACTCCATGAATTTAATAAGAACTTCACAACGTTTAAATGGCATTGAGAATTCAGCGTTACAATCGTCTTTGTAGGCTTTAATAAATTCTTTCATTATATTGAAATCATTCTTAACTAATTCTTCACGAAGAGTACCAGCAAGTCCCCAACTCTTCTTTCTTCCACCTGTCTTTGGTAGTCCTTTAGGTTTAGTCACCATAAACGAATATAAACCCTTCAGTTCCGTTAAGTAATACTGCTTGTTGTAGTAAGTATCCTTTTTCTTTTTTCAAAGATTCATAATCTTCTTGAGATACTTTAATTGACATAGCATTACGCTTATATTGCTTATATGCGGTATCTATTATCGTTTCTTCTATTGTAGTAGCCATAAGTTCCTATTGAATCAAATGTTGATTCTTATCATCTTCGCATTTCTTTCTTTGTTGAATATATTGTGATGTGTAAGCAGCAGGTGCGTTGGCCCATATTTCTATTAATTTCTCTTCTTCTTCTTTCGTCATAATTTTAGTCATTCTGCCAGTTACCACAGCCCATTCTTTCCAATGCATTAATATACTCATATAGGTTTTTTATTAACGCCTTTACTTGTAGTAACTAGAGCTTCACTTGTATCTAGAACACAGAAGCGCCAGTCTTGGCTTACAATAACGTCAGACATTGATTCAATGAATAGTAATTTATCTTCTAGGTACATATCAGCGTGGGGGGTTTTCTCAGGGGAGAGGTGATCTACACCTGCGAGAGTTTTATAAGTAATTGGGGCGTTGAGTTTAGCTACTTTAACTTTGAATGATTTCATTTAAATTCTCCTAGTAAGTAAGGGTTATATATTAGATTAAGTTCTTTTAAAAGCTTAGAGCCTTTATGAGTCATATGAGTGCAATATTTAAAAGGCATTGGTGCTTGTTCTATTAGTTTTTTAGCGATACCGAAGTCATTAAAGGGTCTTTTAACGTATATGTAATTCATAGTATGAGGAACGGTGATGCACATATAACCATAGATAAGATCTGGTTGGTCTTTAGCACAGGCGATGAGGATGGCGGTGTTGTGATGATTGAGAATTTTTTTAATAATATTTAAGTGGTTATCGAGATATATTTTGCGAGGGATGTATTTATTAGAATCACTTGATGAGAAATGTGATTCGGTCCAGGAATTTAATATAAAGTTTTCATCGTCTTTGGTATAATTTCTAATAGATAGTTCTTCGTTAATCATTAGCTTCTAAAAGAATAATACCATGACAGATAAGTACTTGTTAAGAAACATTACATATGCGGTAGTAACGCTACTAGTCAGCGGGAATTTATATTTTATAAAGAAGCTTGTTGATAAGGTTGATATGATTGAATCAATGATGTGGCAGGTAAGACAAGAGGTAGTGGTTTTGAGTGTAAGGATGGATAACTTTAAAAAAAATGGGGGCTAATATGGATTTAGGATTAATATTTCAATGGGTTGGTTATATATACGTAATTCTTCAGGGTTTAAGGGGTGTTTTAGCAATACTGAAGAGTGTATTGGTGATGATACCTGGTGAGCAATTTGAGGGTGTTTTGGATAAAATAGACGGGTATGTATCGATCATTGAGAACTTTTTAGGAAAGTTTATTCCAAAGCCTACAAAGAGAGAATAGTAGTATGCTTATAGGATCAATTTTACAAATAGCCGCGTCTTTAATAGCTCTTTTAGAATTGAAAGAGCGTCGGAAATATATTGATCGTAAGTTAGAATTAGAAAAAGCTTATTACGAGGAATATAACAAACCTGATGCTCTTAAAAACGATGCATTGCTTGATAAAATTGAATTTGAATGCGTTA